AACATCGGTGCTGGCCTCGCCCGGGGTGTGGACCGGCAAGAGCGGAGTAGACACCCTGGCCAATCTCCTGGGCGATGAAAAATTACAGAATCTCACACAAAACGAAATCATGGTAGGCGCCCTGCAAGGACTTCGAGCAGCCGGCGTGGTCACAGGACTCGAGACGCCAGCAGATCTCGGCATGTTTGTACAAAACGCTGCCAAGTTTGGTGTGAATACCACAGTGGATTGGGTCAAAGGTCAAGCACCATCTGACCTGGTTCAGCAGTTGAATACCACGGCACGCAACGCACAGTTTGCGGTGCAATTTGTAGATGAAAAAAGCACAGGATTTACAAACGTGCCGTTTGGTGTTGGCGGATTTGTGGGCACGACCCGGCGTGTGGCTGTGGATGAAGCAGTGGTAGATATCATCGGTGATGAAAAAGTTCCAGCGCCGATATACAATCAGGACACTGAACTGGTAGAAACCACTTCAATTGTGGAAGAAACCGGAGGTGGTGGTGAATCAGTGACGATCAGTACCTATGGTCAAGGCGTACCCGACATAGCACAGCAAATCACCGATCTCGAAAATGAAATATACCAAGTTGAAGCATCTATAAGGTTCCGCACACGTCGCGGCAGAGACACTGCTGATCTCCAAAGCAAGCTGGCTGATCTCCAGGCAGTCCTGGCGTCGTTGAAACAGGGTTAAATATCTACATGCCCACTTACATTGGATTCAACACCATCAATCAGTTTGGAAAGTTCACTTTGCTGGACTTTGAACTGATCAAGCGTGACCTCAGCAACGCTTTCAACATACAGCAGGGAGAACTGCCGGGGCGCCCGGACTATGGCACGGTGATTTGGAGTTTTATATTTGAAAACCAGACACCCGAGACTGAGCAGGCCATACGCAATGAGATACAACGAGTAGCCGGAGGTGACCCAAGGATCGTGGTCAACTCTATCAATTTCTATCCTCAGCAGAACGGAATCTTGTTGGAGGTTGAACTGCAACTGGCTGCCGCACAGACTGCCGAAATCTTGGCTATCTTTTTTGATCAAGAAACACGCCGCGCCAGTTTTATCTAAAACTGAGCCGTTTTTTGTTCAAATAAATAACAGAACTGATGAGAGATCATGGCCAAGACTGCTAGACAAACCGCTATATTCGGCGTAGAAGACTGGAAAAGACTATATCAAACATTCCGCGAAGCGGACTTCCAGTCCTATGATTTTGAGACTCTACGCAAGAGTTTCATTGATTATCTCCGCACCTATTATCCTGAAACCTTCAACGACTATATTGAAAGTTCAGAGTTCATAGCCCTGCTGGACGTCATGGCTTTCATGGGGCAGGCCTTGGCCTTCCGCAATGATCTCAATACCAGAGAAAATTTCTTAGACACTGCTGAGAGACGTGACAGTGTAGTGCGCTTGGCCAACTTGGTCAGCTATACTCCCAAACGCAACTTGCCAGCACAGGGATTCCTCAAAGTTTTTTCCGTGGCTACCACAGAGAACGTGGTAGATTTCAACGGAATCAATCTCAGCAATGTGACCATCGACTGGAACGATCCAACCAATCCCAACTGGTTGGAACAGTTCACGCAGATCATCAATGCTGCCTTGGTTGACAGCCAAAAGTTTGGCCGTCCCGGTAACGATCAAGAGATCCTGGGCGTGAAAACTGCTGAATATGCTATTAATCTTGTACCTGGATTCTTGCCCGTGATACCTTACACTGCCACAGTGGACGGTGTTGGCATGCCATTTGAAGCAGTTAGCAGTACCTCTGAAGGTCGCGACTATATCTACGAACCTGCGCCACGACCATCGGGCTTGTTTAATGTGCTGTATCGCAATGATCAGTTAGGGTTTGGTAGCGACGACACTGGATTTTTCTTCCTGTTCAAACAGGGCGTGTTACAAAACCAAGATTTCAATCTAGCTGAAGCTATTTCAAATCGCACGGTAAACATAAACATCGAAGGTTGTAATCAAGATGACCATTGGTTGTACCAACTCGACGATGTGGGTACCATAGCATCCGAGTGGTTGTTCAGCGAAAATATCTTTGGATCTGCGGTAGAGATACTGCAACCTAACCAACGCAAACTCTATGGCATCAACAGCCGCGCCAACGATCAGATCACGCTGACCTTTGGTGATGGTGTGTTCTCAGAGATACCTGTGGGATTCTTCCGCACCTATGTGCGTGCCAGCAATGGTCTGCAGTATATCATTAACCCGGAAGAAATGCAGAGCGTGGTCTTGAACATTTCTTATATTTCAAGATTTGGTCGCACCGAAGTCATCACATTTACCTGCGGTATCACACAGCCAGTGAGCAATGCACAACCGCGCGAGACCATAGAAGAAATCAAACAACGTGCTCCGGCTCGATACTATACACAGAACAGAATGGTCAATGGGGAAGATTACAACAACTTCCCATTCACACTGTTCAATTCTATCATTAAAAGCAAGGCTGTGGCCCGCAGTTCCATCGGCACCAGCCGGTATGTAGATCTCACAGATGTTACCGCCAAGTATTCGTCCACAAATATCTTTGCTGACGACGGCATGATTTGGCGCCAAGATGTGTTGCCAACATTTGATTTTACCTGGGTGAATCGCAACGAGATTGCCGATGTCATTGCCAATCAGATTGAACCTCTGTTGGGCAGTCGCAGCCTGTTGCAATTTTATTATGCCAATTTTATCAGACCTTCACTGACAGTGATCAACATCGCTTGGCAGCAAAGCACTCGATTGGTCAATGAAACCACGGGATTTTTTTATTATGGCACACCTAATAGTCCAGCAACCATCGGATCCTATGCCAGTAACAATGCCAAGTATATCACGCAAGGCAGTCTGATCAAATTCGTGCCGCCCACTGGTTACTATTTTGATGCCAACAACAGATTGGTTGCAGGCATTCCTGTGCGTGCCGACGAAAAATTAGAGATCTGGGCCACGGTCACTGCTGTGATCTTGGACGGAACTAATCAAGGCACTGGTAACCTGGCCACAGGCGAAGGTCCAGTCACGCTGAACACATTTGTACCGGCTGGAGCCTTGGGTAGCCAAGTCATACCAAAGTTTGTGACTGATCTTCCGACCAGTTTAGAGACCAGCATGATCGAACAGATCGAACTGGCTCGTAACTTTGGTCTTGGATACAACAATGAAACAGCCACATGGTATATCATTACCAGCGCCAATCTCGCACAAGACAGCACATTTAGTTTACAGTACGCACAGAACACATCGGGCACCAATCTTGATGCATCCTGGCTTTTGGAGTTTGTGACTGATGGGGTAACCTACACTGTGACATCACGTGGACTAAACTACTATTGGGCCAGTGTGGTTGAAGTACGATTCGTGTTTGACGGCACAGAACCAGTGTACGACAGCAAGACCGGCACATCAATCAAAGACTTTGTCAAAGCATTGAAGACTAATAATCGTCCTGATACCAACGAACCGTTGTTTGGTGATATCAACATGGAGATCATAGATCAGCCAGTTGAGAGCGATGGCTATGTCAACGATTATCAAGTGGTAGTAAGCTACACTGACAGCGACAATGATGGCGTTGCTGACAATCCTGATTTTTTTGATACTCTGGTAGCACCGTCGGTGGATCCAACTACCAAGTTGGTATTCTTGCAGTTGACCACGGACTTTGACGATCTCGAGCGTTATCTACCTGTGCAGGCAGGGGTGGTCAACACCCTATACGCCACCAAGGATGATATAGAATTGGTCAAGTCAGAATACGAAGATGGCCAGATTTTCTATTGTACAACCACTGATACCTTGGAACCCAGCTACAACAAATTCTATGAATTAGAGATTGACATCATCAACGGTGTAGCCGACAGAGAATTGATCGAGCGTACAGATTTTGTGGCACGCACGGGCCGGCAAAGCCTGTATTTCCAATACAGACACAACAGTCCATTGACCAATGTTATCAATCCTGGTGCTACCAATATCATTGATTTATACGTGGTCACTCAAGAATATTATACCCAATATCAGAATTACATCCGAGATACCACAGGTACTGTGCCAGAACCCGCGATTCCTACCATAGATGAACTGAACACAGCCTATAGCCAACTCAATGATTACAAGATGATTTCAGACAACGTGGTCTTGAACTCAGTGATCTTCAAGCCTTTGTTTGGGGCCAAAGCTGCACCCGAACTGCGTGCCATTATCAAAGTGGTACGGGCACCCAAGGTCACCGCATCTGTGAGCGAAATCAAGAGCCAGGTCGTGGCCAACATAAACAACTATTTTGCCATTGATAAATGGGATTTTGGCGATTATTTCTTCTTCTCGGAGTTGGCCGCTTACCTGCACGAACAAATGGGGTCAATAATAAGTTCCGTGGTATTGGTTCCATTGAACCCTCTCAAGACATTTGGTGATCTTTACGAGATTAGATCGGCACCCAATGAAATATTTGTCAACGCAGCCACAGTGGCTGATGTTGAAGTGATTGAAGCATTAACACAAAGCAATCTGCGCACCCAGACCCCTGTAACAGGACTGTATCCCAATGCCTTGAGCCAGACTTCTCCGCTGTCAGGTACATCTACCTCCAGCACCTCGACCACCAATAGCGGCAGCGGGACATAAGCATGGCTATCCGACGCACTGTAGACCTACTGCCAGAAATTTTCCAAACAGGAACCAATAAACAGTTCTTGGCAGCCACGCTGGATCAACTCACTGCTGAGCCCAGCGTCAAACGCACACAAGGATTTGTAGGCCGCAGGGTAGGCCCCGGAGTCAATGCTGCCGACAACTACGTGGTAGAAACCACGGCCGACAGGCAAGATTACCAATTGGAACCCGGTATTGTCAGTTTCCAGCCTGACACAACCAAAGTCATTGATGCTCTGACCTATCCAGGCATGGTAGACAGTTTGAAGATACAAGGAGCCGATG